CATTTGCCTATCAATGGTGGGAAGCTGAGCAGACAAGTTAATATACATTATTATACGGAGAGAATTTCGGTTCTCTCCATTATGTTTTTTTGAATTGGAATAAAATACTATGGCAAATAAATTTTCACTTTTTGGCTTTACAATAGCACGAAATAGGGAAGAACAGTCCCAAGAAGTGCAACAATCTTTCACGCCTCCTTCAAACGAGGACGGTGCTCTTACTATTACTTCTGCCGCATATTATGGTACATATGTTGATCTAGACGGCACAGCAAAAAATGATGTTGAATTAATTTCTCGTTACCGTGAGATGTCGATGCAGCCAGAGATTGAGTCTGCAATTGATGATATCGTAGGAGAAGCCATTTGTCAAGATGACGATGGTCAAATTATTAAACTGGTATTAGATGATTTAAAACAACCAGAAAAAATTAAATCTGCCATTAAGGCCGAATTTGAAACAGTTATGCGCCTGTTAAATTATAAAAACATGGCACAAGATATCTTCCGTAGATACTATGTGGATGGTCGTTTATACTACCACCTCATTGTTGACAAGGCAAAACCAATGGAAGGTATTAAAGAATTACGTTATATTGATCCACGAAAGTTAAGAAAAATTCGTGAGATGAAGAAAGAAAAAGATCCAAGAACTGGTGTTGAAGTAATGAAGGTCATCAACGAATACTATGTGTTCAATGATAAAGTTACTACAGGTGCTTCTTCAAACTTTGGACCAGTTGGTATAAGAATTACAACCGATTCTATTGTTTCTGTTGTATCAGGTTTAATGGATTCACGCCGTGCCGTTGTGTTGTCATATCTACACAAAGCAATTAAACCATTAAATCAGTTACGTATGATTGAAGATGCCACAGTTATCTATCGTATCTCACGTGCACCTGAGCGCCGTATATTTTATATTGACGTAGGTAATTTGCCTAAGTTAAAAGCAGAACAGTATCTCCGTGATATTATGGTTAAGTATAAGAACAAACTTGTCTATGATGCCAATACAGGTGAAGTTCGTGATGACCGTAAATTCTTGTCTATGATGGAAGATTTTTGGTTACCACGCCGTGAAGGTGGTAAAGGCACAGAGATTACAACACTACCTGGTGGTCAAAATCTAGGTGAGTTGGAAGATGTAAAGTATTTTGAAAAGAAACTTTATAAGTCTTTAAATGTTCCAATTTCTCGTTTAGAACCAAACCAAGGATTTTCTCTTGGTCGTGTGGCTGAAGTCACTCGTGACGAATTAAAGTTTTCTAAGTTTGTTGACCGTTTGCGTAATAAGTTTTCTGATTTATTTGACCAAGCAATGCGAGTACAATGTGTACTAAAAGGTATCTGTACATCAGAAGAATGGGATTCATTTAAAGAAAACATTCATTATGACTTTATTAAAGACAACAACTTTACAGAACTTAAAGATGCTGAGTTAATGAAAGAACGGTTAACCTTATTAGGTGCTGTTGACCCATACACAGGTCGTTATTTCTCACAATCTTGGATTCAAAGAAATGTATTGCGTTTGACAGATGATGAGATTAAAGAAATGCAAATTGAAATGGATGAAGAAAAAGAAGCTGGTCTTGGATTGCCTGTTGGTGTTACAAATGATGTGGCACAAGCACAAATGATGTCACAAGTTCCACAACAACCAACTCATCCTGATGATTTAGAAGCACAGGCAAACGCCAAAAAACAACAAGAAGAAGTCAACACCATAACTAAATTGAAGCGAATATTATAAATATTTTTGGAGAAAAAACAAATGGATACAAAACAAATTATTGATTATGCTTACCAAGATAATGGTGTTGCATTTAGAGATGCATTATATGCATCAATACATGATAAAGTAACGGCTCATATAGAAGCCAAAAAGCAAGAAATTGCACAAAATTTAATAGCACAGAATGACGAACCCTCTGAAGCAACAGCACAAGATGTTGCTATTGGTGTACCAGAAACTCAGGAAACGGCAAGTGAAAACACTTAAAGAATTTCGTAACCATCAAATTGACGAGGCTAAACTGCCGGCAGATCCGCCAGCGGTTATGCTTATGAAAAGACAGTCAATTCGACAGTTTGGTGATGGCCAAAGAGTGGCTCTTTATTATGTGGATAAAATTAATAAATACATTACCATACCATATAACGCATCACAATGGTCATTAACAATACCAGAAGAATTTAAACAGGAATAAAAAATGCCAAATTCATTTACATATCAAGTAATAAAAGATACTACAGAAAGTGCAGTGATTAAGATTACTGGTAATTTTGATGGTTCGGGCCAAGAAGATAATACTGCTCGAATTCAAGCAAACACTTTATACGGTGCACTTGATGCAAATAATGTTCCTTTAGGTTCGGCATTAAGTCAAAGTAACACCGCAAAACCATTTTATGGACTATCATTAAACCGTATGTGGTATACTGTTTCTACAGGAGCTCTAGTTCAATTACAATGGACCGCCTCAACATCTTTACCTATTTGTAATGTTATTGGTAGTGCTGAATATGATGGCAATTCAAACTGGCCTACTATTCCAAATAATGCCGAAGGTACTGCAGGATGTAATGGCAACATTGGTATATCCACAAAAGGCATGGCAGCAAATGGTGCATATACAATTATATTAGATATACGTAAACACAATGAATACTATCAACGTGGTCAATTTAATGATCCAGCAGCATTTAATTTTGGTAGTTATTCTATAAGACCTGCTCCATAATGAGTGGGTTTGTTTCAAAACTTCTCTCTAATAATGTTTTAGAAGCAAAAAGCATTTTAGATGAAAAATTAAAAGGGTTGATTGAAAACAAAATCAACCAGATAAAGCTTCGTTTGGCAGCAGAAATGTTTGAAGAATCTGGTGTTGAAGTAGATTTTGAAATAGAAAATATTGCTGAAGGCAATATAATGAAAATGGGTAGAACCAAAATGGTTCGAATCCGTATTCGTGCTGGTAAAGTACAAAGACGTAAAAAGTTATCTGCTGTACCTGGTTTTACGATTCGTGGTGGAAAAATGATTAGAATGTCACCCATAGAACGTAGACACCGTAAAATGGCAGCAAGACGAGCTAGATTTAAAAGACGGGCTAAGATGCAACAGTCTTTAAGAAAAAGAAGAATATCACTCAGAAGAAGAGGAACATACGGATTATGAAGTTAATTAAAGAAATAACCGAAACAGTCAGTTATCTTGTAGAAGATTCTGATGGTAAAAAGTCTTTACATATAGAGGGGCCTTTCTTGGTTGCCGAAAGAAAAAACCGTAATGGCCGTCTGTATGAGTATAACACGATGAAAAAAGAAGTTTCTCGGTACACAGAAGAATACATCAATAAACATCGTGCTTTTGGTGAATTAGGCCATCCAGAATCACCATCTATTAACTTGGACCGTGTATCACATATGATCACTTCACTAAAAGAAGATGGTACGCAATGGATTGGTAAAGCAAAAATTTTAGATACTCCTATGGGTAATATCGCCAGAAGTCTTATCGAAGGCGGTGCTCAGTTGGGTGTATCTTCACGGGGCATGGGCTCACTAAAGAATGTCAATGGAGTTAATGTCGTTCAGCCCGATTTTTATCTAGCCACAGCGGCAGATATAGTAGCAGATCCTTCTGCGCCTGGAGCATTTGTCCAAGGCATTATGGAAGGTAAAGAATGGATGTTAGTCAACGGTGTTTGGACTGAAGTAGAACACTCTCAAGCCATCAATGAAATAAAGAAGGCTTCACGCAGAGAGATCGAAGAAGTAAGTCTACGCATTTTTGAGAACTTCATGAAAAAACTTTAAATATAAATATCCAATATAAATCAAGGAGATTTTCAAAATGGCAAAATTTAATCTGTCTGAAGCCGCTAAAGAAATACTTTCTGCATCTGTAGCAAGCAAAAAGTCTGGCCAAGATAAACCACAAAAATTAACTGGCGATGTTGCTTACGGCACAAAAGAAGTTGGCGACATTGGTACAGAAATTACCAAGACAACCGATGCTGGTCCGGATGCAACTAAGGGTGCTCCAACAGCAACTGCTCCTGGTGCCACACCTCCTGTAGGTTCTGAGCCAATGAAGAAACTGGCCAAACAACCACAAGAGCAAGGTTCTAATGAGCAACCAGAAGGCAAAGCTGCTTCACAAAAGTTTGCTAAGAATCCTGGTGCCACATTCCAGTCTTATGGCGAAGAAACTGAAGCTGAAGAAGAAGTCATTGCTGAAGCTGAAAAAGAAGAAGGCCATGAAGATGAGAAACAAGATAAGGCCATGATCAAAAAAATGATCAACAAAGAAAAAATGAAGGAAGATATTGACGCTTTGATGTCTGGCGAGAATCTTTCTGAAGAATTCGTACAAAAAGCTGCTACAATTTTTGAAGCTGCCGTTATTGCACGTGCAGAAGAAGTTATTGCTGAAGCTGAAGCCGAGTTACTTGAGCAATTTGAAAGTGCCATCGAAGAAGTTAAAGAAGATTTGGCAACTAAAGTTGACGATTATCTAAACTATGTTGTTGAGCAATGGATGAAAGAAAATGAAATTGCAATCGAGAAAGGCCTACGTGCTGAGATTGTTGAAGATTTCATTGGCGGTTTACGCAATCTATTCATTGAGCATTACATCGACATTCCTGCCGACAAGGTAGACGTTGTTGAAGAACTCACAACACGAGTTGAAGAACTCGAAGCTTCTTTGAATGAGCAGATTACTCATGGTATTGAACTCAAAAAAGAATTAAACGAACAGAAAAAAATTGAGGCTATCTACACAGCGTGTGAAGGCCTGACGCAAACCCAAGTAGAAAAATTGAAATCACTCGCAGAGGGTGTGGAATTTACTACTGAGGAAGAGTTTGTCGAAAAACTATCCACTTTAAAAGAATCATATTTTAAAGCAGAAGTTAAAGTAGCAGACAATTCCGCTCTAGATGATGAAGTTCAAATTGAAGAAGAAAAGAAGGTTGTAAAATCTTCCGATCCTTTAATGGAAGTTTACTCAAAAGCAATTTCACAAACTGTAAACAAATAATAACAAATATACAACAAAAGGAAAACAAAAATGTATATGACTGAAGAACTACAAAAAAAATGGACACCAGTTTTGGAGCATCCAGAACTCGAAGCCATTAAAGACCCATACAAGCGTGCTGTTACAGCTCTCGTATTAGAGAACCAACAACAAGCTATGTCGCAAGACCGTATGGCCCTTAACGAAGTTACTGTAACTGGTCCAGAGAATGCTACTGGCAATGCTATTCAGAACTTTGACCCAATCTTGATCAGCTTGGTACGCCGTGCTCTGCCAAATCTAATCGCTTATGACGTTGCTGGTGTTCAGCCAATGACAGGTCCTACCGGTTTGATTTTTGCAATGCGTGCTCGTTATAGCACACAAGACGGTGCTGAGGCTTTCTTCAATGAGCCAAATACACAATTCTCTGGCTCTGTATCTGCAACAAACCCATACGGTTTCCAAGGTACAACAGCACAAGATACAGCTAACACGTTCCAAAACCCAACAGCATTGACAACCACAACAGGTATCGCAATGCCAACAGCTAACGCTGAAATCTTGGGTTCTGATTCTCCTGCTAATGCTTTCCAACAGATGGCATTCAGCATTGAGAAAGTAACTGTAACAGCTCAATCACGTGCTTTGAAAGCTGAGTATTCTTTAGAACTCGCACAAGACTTGAAGGCAATTCATGGTCTTGATGCTGAAACAGAATTGTCTAACATTCTGTCTACAGAAATCCTCGCTGAGATCAACCGTGAAGTTATTCGTACCATTTACACGACTGCCGTTGCCGGTGCTCAATATGGTACAACAACTGCTGGTTACTTTGACCTCGATACAGACTCCAACGGTCGTTGGTCTGTTGAGCGTTTCAAAGGCCTCATTTTCCAAATCGAGCGTGATGCTAACGTAATTGCTAAGCAGACTCGCCGTGGAAAAGGTAACGTATTGATCGTTTCTTCTGACGTTGCTTCTGCTATGGCAATGGCTGGTGTATTGCAATATACTCCTGCTTTGTCTGCTGATTTGCAAGTAGATGACACAGGCAATACATTTGCTGGTTTACTCCATGGTCGTATCAAGGTCTACATTGACCCATATTTCGGTGGATACACAAGCAATCAAGAACTCGTAACTATCGGTTACAAAGGTTCTAGCCCATACGATGCTGGTTTGTTCTATTGCCCATACGTTCCATTACAGATGGTTCGTGCTGTAGACCAATTCACATTCCAACCAAAGATTGGTTTCAAAACCCGTTACGGCATGGTAGCCAACCCATTCGCCAAAGGTTCTTTGGTAGGCAATGGTGCTCTCGATTCACGTTCAAACGTTTACTATCGTTTGTTCGGTGTCAAGAACTTGATGTAATAAAAAGTCCTCGTCAAGAAGGACATTTCAAAGAGACCACTTCGGTGGTCTCTTTTTTTATGACCTAAATACTTGTATGTTCAAAGGATTATTTCAATAAATGAGTGCCATTACCAGAACTCCAGAAAATACAGGTTATCTACAACCGTCAAAGTTTCTTTTAACTTTTGACCGTATACCAAACTGCCAGTATTTTTGTCAATCAGTAAACATACCAGGAATGAGCTTAGGGCAAGCACAAATGACTTCTCCTATGTTGGACGTTTTTGCACCTGGAAACAAACTAACGTATAACCAACTAAATGTTAATTTTCCTGTCGATGCAGCGGTTGTATCATGGAAAGAAATCCATGAGTGGTTCCGTTCCATCGCATCTCCAGAGGGTTTTCCTGAAAGGAATAGGTTATCAGATCAACAAACCAAGTTTGGTAGTAAAAAGCCAAAGTATTACTCTGATGCCATCTTAACAGTATTGTCTGCTTTAAACAATCCTATTGTAAGAATCCAGTTTATAAATGCTTTTCCAGTATCACTATCAGACATCCAGTTTGATACCAGAATGACGGCTGAAGATATTATTACATGTGATGCTACGTTTGTATATGATTATTTTAATTTTGTAAGTCTATAAAACAGCTTGACACAATAACATAAGTTGTGTTAAAATGTAACTTTATAGTTAACTATTTGATTTTATTATGGAAAATTTAGAACAAGTATTAAAGTTTTGGGAAAAAGACGTTGAAATGGACCAGACAGAACCTGGTAAAGAACTTCTACGTATACCAATTCTACACAACAAATACCTCTCCATACTAACAAAACACAAGATTGCCTCTAAGAAGGCACATTTCGATTATCTCCGCATGAGAAAAATCAAGTGGGAATACTACACAGGCAAGATGTCGCAAGAAGAACTTCAGGAATACGGTTGGGAACCATTCCAATTCACACTTAAATCTGACATCAGTACCTATCT